GGTGCTACCATCCACCCTGGAGCGATACCTTGTTACCGCCTTCAAATCATAGACCTGGCCGGGTGCCCTACGCTCCATTGTTGCCTTATCTGCGTTGGCCGGAACATAGTTATACCAACCAATCCCACCGCCTAAATCATCGTTATACAGGTCCGGATTATACTGTCTACCAGTGATGGTAAATTGATGTTCCTCTGTTTCTCGGATTTCCGATATACGAATAGGCAAATCCTTGAAAACGTCATGGAAACTTACGGTAACAACATCGCCCGGTTCCAGGTGCAATGCTTGGTAACCTGTCTTGAAGCTAACAGTCAGCGGGCAGGCTAGGTTATAATCCCGGTAGAACCGCGCCAGACGCAATGCTTGATTCTGGGAGGTAACACCGTTAAGCTGGACCTCCTTCGTGACAATCTTGCCTCGCTCCTTCTGGTCCGAGAAATCTTCACACAGACAGCATGTCGATTGCCAATTGTTGCGCGGGTCAATTATTTTTACACTGTATTTATTCGGAGTTTCCGAGAGTTTCATCGGAGCCACGGATACATCAGAGCAATTATTATCGTTAAACCGATAAGATACTGCTTCTTTCTTTTCGATTTTCAGCTTAAACTTACCACGGGTAATTGTGAGATAACCGCAGAAGTTCGCAAGAATTTCTTGTAGCCAATTTATAGCAGAATTGCTCTGGTCAATAATCATATTCAATTCATAGCGCTTCGCCTTTATTACCACGTTATCCGAATTATGGAACTCTATTTCTTCATCGCAATAATCGGCGGCTTCCCTCCATGAATCATCGTCTAAATCGTCCTCGCTAATCCACTTGCCCAGACCATAGCGCTTACTAAGCATGAAGTCACGCAAGCACAAAGCAGGGTTCGTGGAATATTCCGTTTTCCCGGTCCGAATATCATATACTTTTTTGCCACGAATAATAGCGGATACCGAAGGATTGCCATTGAGTTCTGCCGAGGTATTGAAGTGCATATCCAGCCATGCCAGCTTCGGATAGCCACCAACTTCATTGAAGTTTTCCGGGGCCTCACAATCATGGAAGGTGTACTTTGTGCCGCCTTTTACGGTATCAGCGGTAAATTTCAGCGGCTTATTATAGCATTTTCCCGACGTAGGCAATTTTAAGTCACCAGGATATTTCGTCGTTGTGGCCGTGGGAAACGCCTCCCAACCATCGCCAAGCCTATTGATATACGAAATCAGCGAGGAAATATTCATCTGCCATTCATAGAACGAACCAGTACCGCTGACATCATCTTTATTGCATAAGTAAACCGTATGATTCTCGCCATTGGCCGACAAAGATAACGTCTTGTTTGACAGCGAAACCATGGCATCTTGGTACTTATGGTTTTGCACCGTAAATACCGCGCCCTCCTGCTGCTCCCCGGTAGGAATTAACAGGTCATTCGCGGTCACGCTTTCGATACCATCAATGCCACCTTCACAAAGGACAACGTGCTTATGTAACTGATTCGCCTCTGCATCTGTTTCGTGGAAAGTCTGATTGCCGGTTACTTTGCGATAACCATAGACAATCGGAATTTGCCCATCGGAGGACATGGTTTCCTGTGCCCTGTCAAAGCGTTGTACGTCCGGAGAACCAGTGCTCCCCATATCATCCATCTTCGGACGATTGAACGCGGTCCACACTGTAGAGGCCAGGGCAGCGCCCATAATTGCAGCGCCAAAATGAGCCGATGCCGCCATACCAAAAGCCGCAGGGTTAAACCAGCCAAAAGCAGCCAGACCAATGGATAGCAGGACCTTTCCTACGCCTTTACCACTGCTATGATGCCCGAATAACTGTAAGTCAATCTGAAAATCTTCGGAAACGAATGGTTTTAATAATTCCTCTGCATGTTTTTCATCAGAGATAACATTCCTTGAATTAAAATCCATATATTCGCCTCCTTTTATCTATATACGCTCTCAAACGGTATTGCCGGGAATCCGCTGTAATTCTTCATATTCCCATACGCTTTGCAGCGCTCTACCGTCTTATTACATCCCCTAGTAAGCTCTGCGCTTTTTCCCCTTACTTCGTGAGCAAACCCTACATTGACAGTGACCGTATTCCCATTTGACGAGGATATTACCCTGGATTCGCCCTCTACGGTAATAACACCGTCTTTCCAGTAGTCCTTATCGTGACTCACAGCTACCGTGATAACATTGCCGCTGCGGGCCGTTACCGAGGCGTATTCTCTAGCCAAGCTCATTCCACATTCGCTATCCCCGAACTCGCTATTACAAGCCAGGCGATAATTGCGATTCGGACAATTTATCTCTGGCATCCGAGCATTGATTTTTGCCGACAACATACCATTAGAGAACGACGGTTCATCAATGAATCCGGAGAAAACCAACTGGACCGCGCTAGGGTCCTTTAGACTTTCCGGGTACTGAATCCGAAGAATGGTAGCCGTGCAGCCACGAAAATCAAATCCGTTCATTACGAATTGAAGCATTTCAAAGGAGCAATCGGCCATAGAAATATCTACGGAATCATTGATTGTGTCGAGGTTTCTGCCAATGTCCCCGCGCTGCACCGGGACAGCCAGATATGTTTCGCCGTTGAATACTATGTTTTCATCACAGGCAGCCAACCGGGTAACACCGGTCCGCAAATTCAGTATGTATAACTCAATGAAGAAGGGATTTTTGCTTTCCTTCGCCTTGGACATACATACCGGTAAAACGATACTCATGGCTTCCTCCGGAAACCATATTTGAAGCACTTGGTCCACATGTTCCGATGATAAATCGTTGACTCGCTTTCGCCATCAATCGCAGGAACCTCCATGGCCAATAATTTGCCGTATTCAAGGTAAATGCCCAGGTGGATGCAGCGATTAATCTCAAAGATAACCACATCGCCAAAAGCTAAATCGTCATAGCCTACCTGCGTAAAATTATGGAGCATGTATTCATAGAGTCGCCGCCAGAATTTTGGAAGCGCATACTCATGTTCCTCTGGATACGGTTGCCCATCATCAAAAATCTGCTTCCAGCCATGCTCTTTATAGAACAACTTTACCAGGCCAAAGCAATCGCATTTATCAAAGCTGCAACCAGCATATCCATGTTTTATTCCAATGAACTTTTCTATATTTTCCATTAGTCAACAACCTCCAATTCTAATTGGGTTTCATACCCTACAATGGTTTTCAGTTCCCGCTTATCTTTGATTTCCATTTTATCCGGGAAGATGACCTTTAGCGTTTCTCCGTTATACCGGAAAGTCAACGGGACCCTACAATGAGAATTAAAAAGCCGAATCATTTTATCCCTCTCTGCCTTTAACCCAGACCATTTCCCCGTAATCGTCCGGGTAGGTTTCGTCTGTCTGACCAAGCGCTCGCTGCGCTGCCCCATGGATACCACGTTGGTATGCCAGTCAAAAACCTGGTCCGTGTCCCCGTAGGGATTCGGCAGCACATCCGTTTCCTGGGCCGTGGGATACGTTGTTTTCTGATAATCAACTTCCAGGGCCACTTCGCAAGAATATGCCTTGATTGTCCCGTTTTCTCGTTTACACTTGGGATTTATCGGCTGACTAAAATAACAGACCTCCGTAACCCCATCGTAGGTAAAATAAAAAGGCTCCTGCAAGCCTTTGTGTCTATTATAGAATTTTACCAGAGCAGCCAGGTCAAGCCCGCTTACCGTGAAAGCATATGTTTTCTTAGCTCTTACTCTGCGCCGGTAATACTGCTTCGTATAATTCTCAAAGCTAATAGCCTTAGAGTTCCATTCATAGGTAATACTCACGTCGCCATATGGTGTAAAAGTAAATTCTTCCATAGACACACCTCCGTTTCTTCAATGTTATACAATGGATAGTCCTTGCCCCCTACCCCATAGCTTCCTCACAATTTCCCAGAAAAGAAACCATGTATACTATGGAGTACATGGCAAAGAAAAGAAATCAGAGCATAGGGACTTGCACCCTACACCCATAATAAAAAAAAGCAGGGTTTTCGCAACCCTGTTTTGGAAAAATATTTATTTTACCCGTCGATTTTCTTCTTATAGCGGATTTTTAACCCTTCGATAAGAAATTCTCGTAGTTTCTCATTGTCAAATAACGCGGATGGCGTACAGTCCTCTGGATATTCCTCTGGTATCCAGTCCGCGTACAAATTGAACGCCAGCATAATGGTACGTCTTGCTAGTGGCGTAACCCAGGCATAAGACAGGCAGACCGGTTTAATTTCATCGTTTTCAAAGTCGAATATATCACGGATATGTTCTCTTGTTACCTTTAATAAACCAAGAAGATACACCAGTGCCACCCTCTTGGGTTCTGCTTTGTGCCAATACCCGTAATTTCCAATGAACTCTTGATGCCCCAAACTGCTATACTTATTAAAGTATTCCATCTTCAATCCTCCATGAAATACGATTATACAAAACATCCCACACCTTGAATAAGATGTGGGATTTCGTAGTTTTAGCCTTTGATGGATGCCAGAACTTCTTTTGCGGTCAAGTTGTTGGCCTGCATATATTCGGTGAGTTCCTTGTAGTCATCTTCTGCCTTTTTAGCTTTCAACTCGCCAAGCTGGGATTTGAGAGCCTTGATTTCATTGTGCATCTTCTCAATCTTTGCTTCGATGGTTTTCTTCATAATTTGTTTTTCTTGCCATTGTAATGCTTTCCTCCTAAATTCAATTACAATAATACAACATTGTAATTGAATTTTTAAGCAATCATACAACAAATAATTTGATTACTGATAATCTTTTGTTAAATATTATTAGTAAAAACAGTAATTAAATTATTTTTTATCATACTAGCTAATTCCATTACATCTTTACCATAAACTATTGTTACTCCTAAAGCTGTGCCTATTGCTTCAGATGTATTTATTATATGTTCCGCCGCTTTTTTTTCATAATCTTCACCAAAAACTAATTCATCTAATCCAAATGTCAAGCTACCCAATATTCCCTTGAAACCTGCCATTGACGTATTGATACCTGTAACTCCCCAGTCCCTTGTGTCCATATGTCCATCATCATTTTTTAATTCTGTATAACTCTCGCTGAATTGGACTAATCCTTCAATCGCACCTTTTCCTATTGATGTCCATATATCCAAAGGAGTCCAAACTCCCATTTTTACTTCTTGACTTGCTACGT